CATGGAAAATGCTGCAGAGCGGGCTTTTGTCAGAGGACGAGTATCTTGCGTTTGAAGCGAAAATGCGCGAGAAATATCGTCCCGTCATCGGACTTTTATTTTCAGATATTGACTTGCTATCGTGCGGATAGTACGGGAACATGGGAGTGGAAAGGAGGGAGCACCATGAAGATACGAAGAGTTCAACCAAGCCATATATTGCAGAAAAAGCTGCGTGTGGCTGCCTACGCCCGCGTCTCTGTGGATACGCTCCACCACTCCCTTGCGGCGCAGGTCAGTTACTACAGCAGTCTCATCCAGAAAAATCTCGCATGGGAATACGCAGGCGTGTATGCGGACGAAGGTATCACAGGGACAAGCACTACACACAGAGATGAGTTCAAGCGCCTGATCGCCGATTGCAACGCCGGAAAGATTGATCTGGTACTGGTTAAAAGCATCAGCCGTTTTGCCCGTGACACCGTAGATTGCCTTCATACCGTTCGACGGTTGAAAGAGAAGGGGATCGCCGTCCGCTTCGAGCGTGAGAACATTGATTCCATGTCCGAGGACGGAGAGCTGCTCTTGACGCTGCTCGCATCTTTTGCCCAAGAGGAGAGCAGAAGCATCGGCGACAACATTCGGTGGGGTGTGCGGAGGCGTTTTAGACAGGGGATCCCGAACGGGCATAAACCGCCTTATGGCTACACTTGGGACGGCGAGATGTTCCGCATCGTTCCTTCCGAGGGCGAGATCGTCAAGGAAATTTTCCGCAGATACCTTGCCGGAGAATCTGCCTACGCCATCGCCAATACACTTGCGGGGCGCGGAATCACAGGACGGCAGGGGAGACCAATAGAGCAGACCACGGTAAAGGACATCCTCTCCAACATCTCCTACACGGGTACGATGGCATTGCAGAAGAACTACATCACAGAAGGTCATATCCGCAAGCGGAATAAAGGAGAACTTCCCATGTATCTGGTGGAGGGGATGTTCGAGCAACTCGTGTCAAAGGTAGATTTCGACAAGGCACAGGAGATACGGAAACGGAGAGCCGCGCAGTCTAGCAATCGGAATCCTGTGCTGATGCCGTTTTCCGGAATGGTGAAATGCGGATGCTGCGGCGGCGGCTTCAGCAGAAGAACCGCCGGGAAGTACAGGCGATGGGGATGCAACACAAGGGAGCGGAAGGGCAGAGAATCCTGTGACAGCCGTCCAATCAAGGAAGAGGAGCTTGTTGCTGCGGTCAGAACCGTCATGGAGAAGGATGATTTCGATACCGCTGAACTCAGGCGTAAGGTGTCCAAGATCGTCATTTACGGCGATCGGATCGACTTCCATCTTGTCAACGGACGCATAAAAAAGACTGCCCGCATCTATAACGGGCAGCGCGGCAGCAATCCCTTCACCAACAAAGTGTACTGCGCTTCCTGCGGCAGCAAGTGTGAGCGCGATACATGGACGAAGGGGACTAAGGTGTGGGCTTGCAGTCAGCCGCGCACGAAATGTCGACTGAAGAGATTGACCGAATCCGAACTAAAGGAAGCAGTAGAATCCTTGTTCGGCGATGGCTATGAGGGACAGATTGTGCAGAATGTCGAGCAGATTGTCATATCCGACGATGAAGTCATATTTCAACTCAAAGAAGGAGGCGCATACCGATGGCAAAGACAGTGAGAGTCATCCCAGCAAGCCCTAAAATCTTTCGCTCTGAGGTTACGGCAGAACCAAGGCGGCGCAGAACGGCAGGGTATGCCAGAGTTTCGACCGATCATGAAGAACAGGCTTCCAGTTACGAAATGCAGATGGCGCATTACAAGAACTACATCGAGAGTCGTGCAGACTGGGATTTCGTCGGCATGTATTCGGACGAGGGAATCAGCGGCACGAACACCAAGAAACGCGATGGCTTCAATCAAATGATCGAGGATGCCCTTGCCGGCAAGATTGATCTTATCATTACAAAGTCGGTCAGCCGCTTTGCGCGGAATACCGTGGATTCTCTGCAGAACGTCCGCAAGCTCAAGGAAAACGGCGTAGAGATTTACTTCGAGAAGGAGAACATATGGACGTTCGACACGCGCGGAGAACTCCTTATCACGATTATGTCCAGCCTAGCGCAGGAGGAAAGCCGCAGCATCTCGGAGAACACCACATGGGGCAAGCGGAAGCAGTTCGCCGAGGGCAAGACCAGTGTGGGCTACAGTGCCTTTCTCGGGTATGACAAGGATTTCAAAATCAACGAGGAACAGGCGAAAGTGGTGAAGCTCATCTACAAACTCTTCCTCGGCGGGCGATCCTTCTATGCCATTACCAAGGAACTGGAGAAGCGCGGCATCAAATCCCCGTCGGGAAAGGATAAGTGGTACATTTCCACGGTGCGCTCCATCCTCACGAATGAGAAGTATCGCGGTGATGCACTGATTCAGAAAGAGTATACGGCGGACTTTCTCGATAAGACGCGACGCAGAAACATGGGAGAGATTCCGCAGTACTATGTGGAGGAACATCACGAGGCGATTATCCCGCCAGATTTGTTCGACTTTGTGCAAGCGGAGATAAAGCATAGAGAACAGAACGGTAAGCACAGTGGCGTAAGCATCTTCGCGAACAAGATAAAATGCGGCTGCTGCGGCGGTTACTACGGTGCGAAGGTCTGGCACTCGACCGACAAATACCGCAGAGTCATCTATCGCTGCAACAAGAAATATGCCCACAAGGGCAAGCCGTGCAGTACAAGGCATCTGACAGAGGAGGAGATCAAGCGAATTTTCGTCAAGGCGCTGAACTCTTTGGTGGAAGTCAAAGAGAACGTGATCGCAGAACTGCGATCTCTGATTGACAGCGTTTGTCAGATGGAGGAGCTGATAGAGGAGCGCAGTATGGTAGAGCAGGAACTTCGCAGTTTGGCAGAACGCCTTGAATCGCTGATTCACGAAAACGCGCGAGTGGCACAGGATCAGACGACGTATCTGAAACAGGAGAATGAGATTCGTGCACGCTATCTGGAAAAGCAGGATCATCTGATGAGGTTGGATGAGCAAATTGCCGAGAGGGAGAGCAAGAGAAACACTTTGGAGGGCATGATTCATGCGCTCTGCGGTATCAACGGGGAGCAGGTTGCGTTTGACGAGGAGCTATGGAGCGGACTGCTCGATCATATTGTGGTCAAGAAGGATGGCGCGGTAGTTGTTGTTTTCAAGGGCTGGATTGAGATTGGTGTGGGAGGATAAATTCTCCATTTATTTATATGCACTTAGATAAATGTACAAAAAAATGCACATTATCTGTGCTATACTCTCTGTGTAAGCAAGACGAGAGGGAGATAGTACGATGTATGGTGCGAACAAGAAAATGCTCAATCTGCTGATTTTGAGGGTGCTGCAGGAGCACTCGGATGCAGATCATCGGCTGACGCAGAGCGAGATCATCCGTTTGCTGCAGTTACAGTATGGGATTACCTGTGACCGCCGCTCGGTGCGCAGCAACATCCAGTCCCTCCAGGACATGGGCTACGACATCGCAACGCATGGCGGATGTTGGCTTGTGGAACGGGACTTCGATGATGCCGAGTTGCGTATGCTGATCGACAGCGTGCTGTTCTCGCGGACGCTCTCGACAGCGCAGGCAAAGCGGCTCGTTGAAAAGCTGCGGTCATTTGGCAATCGCTACTTTCATGCGAAGGTGGCGCACATCTCGAATCTGCCCGAACTCGCACATGCGGACAACAAGCAGGTGATGATCGCCCTCGACGTGCTCAACGATGCCATCGAGGAAAAACGCAAGGTGCGGTTCACCTACAACACCTATGGGACAGACTTCAAACTACATCCGAAACGAAGTGAGCCCTATATCGTGAATCCCTACCAGCTTGCCGCACACAACGGATGGTACTATCTCATTGGGAATCACAATGCCCACGACAATGTGTCGCACTATCGTGTCGACCGCATTACGGCGATTGAGATGCTGCCCGATGCGGCAAAGCCGAAGAGTGCTGTACGAGAGTTTGCCCGTGGATTCAGCCTCCCGCGCCACATGGCGGAACATATCTATATGTTCGGCGGCGAGAGCGTCACCGTGAAGCTGCGGACAAACACCTCCATGATGGATGCACTCGTGGACTGGTTTGGCAAAGACTTCCGCATCATGCAGGAGGAGAGCGATCAGATGATCGTCACACTCTCGTGCAATGAGGCGGCAATGAAGTACTGGGCACTACAATATGGTCTGTATGTTGAGATTCTAGAGCCGCAGAGCCTGCGCACGGCAGTTCGTGAGGCTATACGACGGATGGCAAGAGTGTATGAGGAGGACGTATGAATCTTTGGAGCAATATATACACCTACGGACTGACACCGGAGGAAACGGAATGGGTACGCAGGACATTCGTGACAGACTTTGGGTATCATCTGTATGAGGCAGAGGATTTCAGCGACCTGATTGCATTTCCGGCGATTGGACTTTTCGTGCAGCCACACGCAATGGACGCAGACGAGCGTGAGATTTTACTGAATTTTTATCACGAAGCCTATGCGGAGGACAGGAGCCTCGCTATCGTATTCATGGAGCGCGTGGAGATTCCTCCTGCACTTACAGATACTTCGCTCTATATCTATGATGGAGGGCCTGAACAGACTGCGCAGGTGCGCGGGGCACTTGCATTCTGTGCAAGAGTGCGGAATCGTGAGCGGAGTGAGGCTCAGGCGACAATTGTCGATTTTGATGAGGAGGAATAAAGGATATGGAACTCATGGAGCGTTACGAGGTTCTCAAGGCAAAAGTCGTGCAGCGCAGAGAGGAGTTTCGCGCACTGATGTCGTATATTGAGCAGGAGACGGCGTATCTGACGGCACCTGCCTCGACGCGATACCATCTCTGCCGGGAGCGCGGATTGCTTGAACACAGCGTCAATGTCGCTGAACATCTGCTGCAGATCAAGGCTGTGCTCGCCCCTGAGATCAGCGACGAGAGCTGCGTCATCGTCGCACTCCTCCATGACCTCGGCAAGGCAGGAATGCCTGGCAAACCGCAGTATCTGCGCAGCGAACTGTCATCTGGTGAGCGCGCATCGCGCAGCCCATATCGTTTTAACCGCGACCTCCTCTATCTGAGTGTTCCGATTCGCGGACTTTATCTTGTGGCGAGCAGATTCCGACTGACAGAGGAGGAGGTACAGGCGATCGTCTACCATGACGGGCAGTATGTCGAGGACAATCGGAGCGTTGCCGCGCGGGAGGAAAAGCTGACGCTCCTCCTGCAGTATGCGGACAACTGGAGTGGATTCATTGTAGAGAAGGAGTGTGCATGATGGCACGCGGTGTAAGCAAAGAAAAGGTATATGCGGGAATCAAACGTCACTGGATGAGACTCAATCCAGGGAAAGAAGCCCTCTTCAGCGAGGAGAATCCATATTATCTACAAGACATGGGCGACAATCTGATTGAGCCGATGTATGACCGCGTGCAGCATTCCTACCAAGCGGGTGCGGGGCGTGAACTTGACAAGGATATGCGTGCACTTCACTCCTCTGCGGCAATGACGTACAATCTGTTTGGCAATCGTCCTGCGTATCTGTTTAATGGCGAACCTTACGACATCATGTGCCGTGCATATACTGTGACGTACGAAAAGCAGCTGACCGCACTCAATCCGGCTGCAAAAGCCCATCTCGATGCCTGTCTCTCTCGCAGAGACGAGCTGCTGCTTTTTGAGATGAAGATGACAGAGTGGCTGGCGAATTCGCATGACCCACTGCCGGTATCGTATTTGAGCAATGAGAAGCAATATCCTGACTGGGACTTGTTCGTTGGTCTGGAAATGACGCGGAATCTGTTTCATACAGAGGCGGGGGAAAAGGGCTATGCTCCGCTGGCAAAGCGGCTGGATACGGCGCAGCTCTTTAAGCATGTCTATGCGATCTACAATGCCCTCTTTTACACGGGGGAGCTTCCTCTTACAGAGAAGGTCAAACTCTCCCTCTGTGTATGGACCATCAGCAATCCTTCGTTCTTTGACGATGAGGCGGAGTATAGTCTCTATGTCAAGGCAGAGGAGGAGCTGCGTGAGGAGTTCGATGCATTTCGCTGGCGTCTTGGCGATCTGATCGGGATGATGGATGCGCGCGGCGTTCAATTCGATGTGGAGCTGATGACCGTGCGGGAACTCATATCCGCACTGCACAAGGAGAAATCTCTGCGGCGCTATCTTTGCTGA